ATTTCAATGCTTTTCTTTGTTTGGTTTGTTGTTGCTAAAATTGCCATGTTTATATAAATTTAATGTATTTTGTTTCGTGAAAATAATCAATCAATGACATATGAAATGACTTTGCATTGCTTATTGCTTGTGCAAGTAGTTCAAGTATTGCATCGTGATTGTTATATGTTATGTTTCGTTTTCCTTCAAGTACACTGTTAAGTGTGTGGATTGATATGTTGTGTTTCTCTGCAATCTTTATTCGTTCAGGAACAGTTGTGCAACACTTCAAAATATCTTTGAGTTCGTTTGATATTGTGTTTTGAAATTTCATTTAAGTTTTTCCAATATAGTTTGATATTCTCTAATTTTTGATTCTATTCTTAAAGCTGGTGAATAATGTTCTTCATCATCATTATAATAATCAACGTGCATTTTTTGTAGTTCATCAAGTTTATCATAAACTAATTTACGAAGTTGTGATTTTTCATATTCTGTCATGACTGTAATATTCTAAAAGTGAAACAATGCCAATGACAAAGAAAATTGTTGCAATGACTGAATAATTAAGGGCAAACAATACCAAGCTGAATGGTAGGTATGTTGCGAAGTAGATAATAATGTTTTTTTTCATTGTGTTATATTGAACTGCAAATGTATTAAAATATTTTACAATAAAAAAAATAAAATAAAACTTGCATTGTATTAATTTTTTATACTATATTTGTATTATAATAATAAAAACAATAACAAAATGAAAGTAACAAAAATACAACAAGGAGTTTACAAAGTAGTTGATTCACAAGGAACTTGGATTGCTAAAGGCGGGTGTGCTACTGTTAACGGAGAATGGGGTGCTTGGGATTGTGATAACTATGATGACTGCACAAACTCAAATAGCTGGGCTGTTAGTTTTAAAACATTCAAGCAATTAAAACAATTTTCACAATCATTTTAAAACAACAAACCCTTCATCATATGGTGAGGGGTTTTTTAATATATAACATTATGCAATACACAATCGAAGATTTAGGACATTTTTATTTGCAATCAATAGGATTGGAAACGTACGATCATTATTCAAAAAAGCACATCGAGAATTTAGGATGGCAAGTTTTGGAATCATATGGTACAATCGACAAAGCAATAAACCATTTTATTAATTAGGACGCGTTTTGAGATTTTTTCCCTTATTGCTACCCCGCAAAAATCAAATTCATTTTAAGGGGGGGGGGTCACTTGGGAAAAAAATGTGTCCTAAATCGTTAAACTATATGATTATCAGCGTTTTACGCGGACACATAGGATTTGTTTTGTTAGTCTAAAAATAAAAATTATAAATTTGTAACCACAATATGATAAAAAACACAAAGATTTCAATCTTTAAATCACTTTTCAAATCATCGGATGTCCCCTATGATGTCCAACTTGACCAATCACTTAAAAGAATAAGAGAAGGAAAGTCAAAACATATCATTGATAAGATGATGACACTGGAAGGTGATGCACGTTCCAAATTAAAAAATCAATTGCCTTGTATCATCTTTGGTGGTGTATTTACACAACGTAAAAAGTCAGGACTTAAAGAACATAGTGGTCTTATGGTATTGGATTTTGATAAAATACCATCTAATAAGATGGATATGATGTTTGACCAGCTGAAGCAAAACAAACATATTGTTTCGGTTTTTATGTCACCATCACGAAATGGATACAAAGCCATTGTTTCAATACCTAAATGCAATGCAAAAGAACATGAACAATATTTTAAGCAGTTTAACAAGGATCACCTTTATGACTATTTTGATGGTGCTACTTGCAACGTTGACCGAGTTTGTTTCGAATCATACGATCCAAATATTTATATTAATTATGAAGCTATTCAATACAATCCAAAGCTGGTTGATGATGGTTTTTTAATTGCTGAAAAAATTCCTACAATACCAATCAATGATGATTTTAAGAAGATTGATTTAATAATGAATTTTAATTGGCAAAAGGATTATGTTGTTGGTGAACGAAATTCTTTTGTTTTTGATATATGTGGTGCGTTTTGTGAATATGGAGTTCAAGAAATTAATGCAATTAATTATGTAAAAAATAATGTGGTCTTTGAAGATTACATTGATGATAGTTTAGTTAATACCATTAAAAGTGCATATCGAATCAGACAATTTGGTTGCAAGTATTTTGAAGATTGGTCCAAAATAGATAGTATAAAAAAGGATTTAAAGTATGGCAAAGACAAAGTCCAGGAACTGCACAACATAAATGGTGAAGTATATGAACAAATATCTCATGAATCAGAACATGATGATTTTTGGTATTATGATAAGAAGCAGAACATTAAGATTGATCCATTAAAATATAAACTATTTCTTGAAAGGAATGGATTTAAAAAGTTCTTCTTTGCTGATAGTCTTAAACCATCCTTTGTTAAAATACAATCAAACATTGTTAGTGAAACATCAACTGAAATAATAAAGGATTTTGTTTTGTCTTATCTATTGGACAATAATGAAATTGATGTTTATTCATATGTGGCAACATATCAAAACCTATTTACTGATTCATTCCTGACCATATTAGAAACAATTGATTTAATGATGTTAAATGATACACAACACAAATCATTCATTGCATTTAGGAATGGTATTTTAGAGGTCACAAAGGACAAAGTGTTTTTAAATGAATATGTCAATGTAAATGGGTATATATGGAAGAACCAAATCATTGATCGTGACTTTAATCAAAATGATAAGATTGAAAATGATTATCAAAAATTCATAAATAACATATCCAGCGGTGAACCATTATCTATTGAATGTACTATTGGTTATTTATTGCATACCTATAAGAATAAGATTGACAACAAAGCTATCATACTAAATGATGAGGTAATTAGTGACAATCCTGAAGGGGGAACTGGTAAAGGTTTATTTGTTCAGGGATTAAAAGAAATTAGGCGTGTTGGCATATTAGATGGAAAGTCATTTGATGATAAGAAATCGTTTCCATATCAAACAATAAGTCAAGATACACAAATACTTGTTTTTGATGATGTTAAAAAGAATTTTGATTTTGAATCAAAGTTTAGTTTGGTCACTGAAGGAATAACATTAGAACGCAAAGGAAAGGATGCAATAAAACTTGGTGTTGAGGAATCACCAAAGATGTTGATTTCAACAAACTATGCAATCAAAGGTGAAGGGAATAGTCACGACCGAAGAAGGCATGAAGTTGAGGTGGCTCAATATTATAATTCAGATTTAACACCATATGATGATTTTGGTCGTACATTGTTTGATGATTGGGATGAAGATGAGTATGCAAGATTTGACAATTACATGGTTGGTTGCATTCAATTATACTTTAAACATAAACTAATTAAACAAACCAATGCAAAGAATATCAAACTTCGTAAATTTATATCTGAAACATCACAAGAGTTTTATGAGTGGTGCAATTATGATGGAACTGAATTGTTTAATATTAGATTGAACAAACGCAATATGTATGACCAGTTTGTGAATGACTACCAAGATTATAAGAAATGGCTTACACAAAAGAAATTCAACATTTGGGTTAAGAAGTACGCAAACTATATTGGTGGCGAATATACTGAAGGACACACGAATGGTGACAGATGGTTTATGATAGATTATGATTTGCCCTTTTAAATTATGAATATAACAAACGAAGATAATATGGACCTTATGTCAAGGTATGATGATAATCACTTTGACCTTGCTATTGTTGATCCTCCTTATGGTTTAGGTAAAAAAATTTATAGTGGTGGCGAAAAAGGTTGTAAATTTCATACATTGTTTGGAGAAAATAAATGGGATGACAATATACCTCCAAAAGAATATTTTGATGAATTATTTAGAGTAAGTAAAAACCAAATCATTTGGGGTGGTAATTATTTTGATTTACCTCCTACAAGAACAATCTTGTGTTGGGATAAAATGAAAGGTGACAATAACTTTTCAATGTGGGAAATGGCTTGGACATCTTTTGATAAACCAGCTAAAATATATAGACAAAATTCATCAGGTGATAGAATTCATCCAACACAAAAACCAGTCAAGCTATATGAATGGCTATTGATGAAGTATGCAAAGGAAGGTGATAAGATACTTGACACACATCTTGGTTCAGGAAGTATTGCAATAGCTTGTCATAATTTAGGTTTTGACTTGACTGCGTGTGAATTGGACAAAGAATATTATGATGCTGCAATGAAAAGGTTGAATAATCATAAACTTCAACAAAAGTTATTTTAATGGAATTAAGAGATTATCAAAAGGACATTGTAAGGCGTGGTGTTGACATCATTGCAGACCATCGTTTGCTTTATTTGCAAATGGAAGTTCGTACTGGCAAAACACTAACATCACTTGCAATATGCGAAGAACTCGGTGCATCTAATGTTTTATTCATAACTAAAAAGAAAGCCATCACCAGCATTCAAGATGATTATGATAAATTTGGTTTTTCTTTTGATATAACAATAATAAACAATGAATCACTGCACAAAGTAGATGGTGACTTTGATATATTGGTATCTGATGAACACCATCGAAATGGTTCATTCCCAAAGCCAAACAAATCAACTAAACTAATCAAACAACGTTGGTCCACATTGCCAATGATATTTTTATCAGGTACACCAAATGCGGAAAGCTATTCCCAAGTGTATCATCAATATTGGGTTAGCATACATTCACCATTTAAACAATGGACTAATTTCTATAAATGGGCAAAGGAGTTTGTGAATGTTACTGAACGCAACTTTGGTTATGCTAATGTCAAAGACTATTCAAGTGCTGACTATAATAAAATCAAACCATACATCGATAAACATATTATAACATACACACAATCTCAAGCTGGGTTTGAATCCAATGTCAATGAACACATATTGTGGTGTGATATAAAGGAAAGTACACACGATATTATTAATACATTAAAGAAAGACAAGATTGTTGTTGGTCGTGCTGGTGCTATCATAGCTGACACATCAGTTAAGATGAAAAACAAGATACATCAACTATGCAGTGGTTCATGTATTCTTGAAGATGGTAGTGTTGTGATACTTGACACATCCAAAGCAGAATTCATACGTGATAAGTTCAAAGGGCAAAAGATTGGTTTGTTCTATAAGTTCAAAGGTGAACTGGACATATTAAAGCAAGTGTTTGGTGATAGCTTATGCACTACATTAGATGAGTTCAATGGTACTGATAAGAACATAGCACTTCAGATCATATCAGGTCGTGAGGGTATCTCATTACGTGAAGCAGATGCATTGGTTTATTATAACATTGATTTCAGTGCAATCAGTTACTTCCAGTCAAAAGATAGGATGACTACAATGGAAAGGAAGAACAATGATGTGTATTGGGTATTTGCTCGAAAGGGTATTGAATCTAAAATATATAAGAGTGTTACTAATAAAAAGGACTATACATTGAGAATGTTTAAAAGGGATTATGAACTATCAATCTAAAGTAATAAAGGAATATAAAGACAAAGGTTATATGGTCTTAAATATAATACGATTAAGTGAGAATGGGTTTCCTGACCTTATGTGTTTAAAAGATAGTAAGGTTGTGTTTATTGAATGCAAGACTGGTGGTGATACCTTAAAGCCATTACAACGATATAGGATTGACCAGCTGCGTGAAATGGGCTTTGAAGCAATGTGTTTGAAGGATGATAAAATTATTTATTAATTTTGTAGTGATATGACAAAACAAGAACAACAAGAATTTTTTGATCAATACATTAATAAGATGCGTGATGTACTACTTAATAAAGGTGATGACTATGCCAATGTAGACAGGTTGTCAAACTTTAAGATGGCTGGTCAAATAGCTGGTGGCAATGCACAACTTAATTGTTTAAACCTTATAGCAACAAAGGTTGCAAGGTTAGGTGTGTTGCTTAATAGTAATGATGCACCAAAGAATGAATCAATCAATGATTCAATCATGGACCTTGCTAACTATGCAATGCTACTTGCAATGATTAATAAATAAGATATGAAAGTAAACCAAATTGTAGATGGATTCTATGAGTACAATGAACCATACTTTGATGTGGACTTATTAGATGCTGATGACTTGTATGCAATCCAAGAGATTGCCACACAGAACGTGTTGCCATTGTTCTTGGGTAAGATGATAAACAAACCAGCTGAAGAAGTTTATTCATCACGTTATGGATTTCATTTACCTTATAAAAAGTTTTGTGAAATGCTAATATATTATTTTCCAGTTGAAGATGCGTTTACGATTGGTGATTGTAGTGTATACAACAAGTATGGAAAGGAATTTACAGATGATGAACATAGACACTTTCATGAATAATTTAATAGGGATAGGGGGTTTTAAAATCTACAACAATATGTACTGCATACGTTCGTGGGTAAAAACGTACACATAAGTTAGTTTAGGGTTTGGGAATAATGGATAAAAATATATTTCATAAAAAAGTTGAAGATATGGCTCAAAGAATTGGGTCAGTAAAAAAGGCATTTGATGTTTTAAATAAAGAACATAAAAGTTTTACATCAGATGTATGTTATAGAAATTGGAAAAGTAAACATAATTTAAAAACTATTATTTCAAGTAATTGCATGATATGTGGTGTTCAAATTAAATCTACAAAAAAAAGAAAATGGTGCGTTGATCATGTAGGTGGTAGGAAAAATAAAAAAATTCCAAAAAAGAATGGCATTTACATAAGCGACAGAGATTTGTATAGTGTTTGGCATGGCATTAAATATAGATGCACAAACGAAAAAAGTACATCATTTAAAAATTATGGTGGTAGAGGAATAAAAATATGCGATTTGTGGAATAATGATTTTTATGAATTTGAAAAATGGTCTTTAAAGAATGGCTATAAAAAAGGGTTGCAAATAGATAGAATTAACAATAATGGTAATTATGAACCATCAAATTGTCGTTATGTGGAACCATATATAAATGCAACAAATAGAAGGTCTTTAAAAAATACCAGTGGTTTTATTGGGGTTCATAAAAATACAGAATCAAACACTTATCGTGTTTTAATTAATTTTAAAAATAAAAGGCATGATTTAGGTAATTTTAAAAATAAGGTTGAAGCTGCTATTTTTAGAGATCAATATATTATAAGAAACAATTTACCACACATGAGAAATTTGTTATAATGGGAAAAAGAGGACCAGTACCACCACCAAAAGCAAT